TTTTGGCAGTTGACAATGACCAAGCAGGACAGAACCTTCAGAACGAATTGGCAAGAAGATTAGGTTTTGAGAATTGCACCTACGTCCGATTTAAAGATTGCAAAGATGCTAACGACTGCCTGATAAAGTATGGCATCCAAGGGGTAACTGAAGCCATAAATGCCGCCAAAGAATTCCCGATTGAAGGGGTGTTTAATGCTAACGATATTGAGGATGAAATCTATTCTTTCTACAACAATGGTCTTCCGAAAGGTTGCGGGATTGGGATGGCAGAAATAGATATGTTTATCAGATTCCAAGAAGGTTACCTCACAACCATCACAGGAATACCGGGCCATGGAAAATCTGAATTTCTAGACTTCATTCTTTGCAAGCTCAACGTGAGCCATGAATGGAAAACTGCGCTATACTCTCCAGAGAATCATCCGCTTGAATTACACTTTAGCAAGTTCGCTGAGAAGATAACAGGTAAGCCATTTGAAGGAATTAACAGAATGTCCCCTGCAGACTTGAGGCAGATGATTGACTACCATGCAAAGAATTTCTTTTTTATTAATCCTAAAGAGAATTTCACCCTCGATAATATTTTAGATTCTGTCCGCTCATTGGTTCGTAAAAAAGGGATAAAAGCCTTTGTGATTGATGCTTGGAACAAGTTAGATCATCAGTATACGACCTCTGAAACAAAGTACATATCCGAGCAGCTTGATAAGATTGTCATGTTCTGCGAGAGAAATAAGGTGCATTGCTTCCTAGTTGCTCATCCGACTAAGATTAGTAAGAACCGAGATACCGGACTTTATGAAGTACCTAACCTTTATAGCATCTCTGGCTCTGCTAACTTTTATAACAAGACCGCTAATGGGTTGACCATTTACAGAAACTATGAATCGGGACAGACTGAAGTATACATTCAGAAGGTAAAATTCAAACATTGGGGACAGACGGGGTGTGTTCACTTAGGATGGGATAGCACCAATGGCAGATATTTTAAAGGCCATCCGAACTACGATAATTGGATTAACATGATGCCTTCCAGAATCCAAGAGAACACGGACTTTCTAATTGCAGGGGCTGATATTATAACTAGCAAAGAACCTTTACCATTTTAAACATATGACATTAGAAGAAATAAACAACCTGATAAAATTGGAATACGATTCCATGAAAGACATGGCAATCTCAAAAAACATAAGTTATAACGGCTCAATCTTTAATTCCGATTGGACCATCAATGTTGATGGGATTGATAAGGACAAACAAGTTGAACTTGGAATCATAGCAAGGATAAACGATAAACTGAGCCGGATTAAAAAGGTGGGCCTGCAGGGGGCAAATGAAGATAATCTCAGTGATCTCATTGGCTACCTAATGCTTTTAAAAATACTTAAAAAACAATAATATGAAACAATCAGAAATAGAAGCAGCAAGATTAATATTTATTGCTCAGTTAAAAGCTCTTAGTGAGCATTCAACAATGTTAACGGGAGAATTTAAGATGAAACTTAAATACGATTTTACAAACCTTATTAAACATGCTGATGATTTAATAGCAAGCTTGGAAGGAAGATTACAACCAAATCAAGTAGATTTTATTCAAGACATAACAGATGTCTATCACAATCTCAATTTAGAAATCAGAAATAAAGCAGTAGAAAAATATGAGGGGGTAAAATCATGAAGCACCTCGGATTGTTTGAAGGAATAGGCGGCTTTTCTCTGGCTGCTCGCTGGATGGGTTGGGAAACTTTAGCATGGTGCGAGTGGAACGAGTTTGGACAAAAGGTATTAAGACATCACTTTCCTGAAGCAGAAGGCTTTGGAGATATTAAAAAAACAGATTTAAAAAAATATGCAAACAGAATTGACATTATTACAGGAGGATTCCCCTGCCAACCATACTCCGGAGCAGGGAAACGAAAAGGAAAAGCGGATGAGCGACATCTCTGGCCAGAAATGTGTCGAGCAATTCGGGAAGTTCAACCGCGCTACGTTGTGGGCGAAAACGTTCGCGGGCTTATTAATTGGAACGGGGGATTGGTTTTCGACGAAGTGCAGGCTGACTTGGAATTTGAAGGCTACGAAGTGCTCCCGTTTTTACTTCCTGCTTGTGCCGTCAACGCTCCGCACAGAAGGGATAGAATATGGTTTGTTGCTAAAAACACCAACAAAAATGGACGGACACACAACAAGTGGGAAAGCAAATCCTGTTCCGGGCGATTCGGGAACTCTTGCGCAGGAGATCATGAGTTCTTACAAACCGACAATGGACAAGTTAAAAAAAATGCTACCCACACCAACGGCAATAGATTGCACGAATGCAACCGTACACATGAAGTCACCTCAGTTGACACCAGGTTCAATGCACTCAATGACATTAACAAGGGTGATATTGGCTCAGGAGGATTCAATAAATTCCAAAACTTCCCAACTCAATCCCCGATTTGTGGCGGAAATGATGGGCTTCCAACCAGATTGGACGGAATTACCTTTTCAAAGTGGAGAACAGAAAGCATAAAGGCCTACGGCAATGCAATCGTGCCTCAGGTGGCTTATGAGATATTTAAAGCAATAGAGGCTACTGATAACTTGTTCAATAAGGAGCAAAACTTGCCTTAATGTATCTTTTATGACACATTAGTACGGATATTTGCGGATAAAAGCGTATCAACAAATCCCTTTTTTTATGGCTAAAAGTTAAATTTGTTAAATATTTATATCAAATAAAGTATATATCAAATAAAGTATATATATTTGTCGAGGCAATAAAGCCAAATAAAAAACGGGGCGGCAACCCATATCATCGGCAAAGTAAAATGGAAAATCTAACACTTTCAGTAAATTTAGAAAACATGCTCACCCATTTAGAGGTAGTTCAAGTTGAAGGTGAGCCACTAACTATCTTAACTGTTTTTTGCACCAAAGAACAAACAATCGACATTATCAACAAGGCTTCAAAAATTGGTATTCCGCATGAAAGAACAAACAACGGAGTAAAATTATTTAATTAAAAATATAAAAACCCCAATCAAAATTATGTCCAAAAAAATAGAGGCTGCACGAAAATTACTGCTTAATTACATTCGTCAGCAAATGAGTGAAAAATCAATAACTCAAGAGATGCTAGCTGAGAAGACAGGCTTTACTCAATCAAATATAAGCCGAATGCTTAATGCAAAGTACTCACCAAGCATTGATAACTTCCTCATCCTCTGCGAGGCTGTGAATTGCTTTGTATTTATTATTGACAAGGATGCCGATGAGGATGCTGCTAATTCCATGCGGAATCGATGGGGCAAAGTTAATAGTAACTGATTACTCCTTCAACTCGTTGTATCTTTCACGAAAGGTGTCGTATTGCCACTTGGCAAGAACGGATGAGCCATCACTCAGGACAACCCGAGTACACCGGACCGGAACGTCCTGCTGGAAGATAACCGTCTCATAGAAATAATCCACCTTCACCTGCTTAAATTCAAGAGCAAACTTAAAGGTCTTCCAAGGGGCATCATCATCAGAATCCTCGACATTGTGCCATACTAAATCACCATCCTCTGTCTGGATTGGCTGCTTGTGGGTGTCCCAAATTGTGAATTCGAATATCATCAGTAAACCTTTCCGTCAATTATTTTGTAATTTCCTACTTGATATTCGCCCGTCTTAATATTTAGATCAACGATTGCAAAGCCATAGTTCCACTTATTCACTCTCATGAATTGGGGATGAAGACCACATAAGCAACCAACGCTTTCAGTCACCTTCAAATCTCCCCACATTGAACTTTCAGAATGGGAGCTGGACTTATGGAAGTGACCAATCAAAACGCTTTCTAAAGTCTTGGTAAAAGTACTGCGGGCAGGATTAACCCCTCCAGAAGTGCCTGCCATCTCATGTCCGTGCAACACGGTTAACTTTCCAATCTTTACAGGCCTGCGGTCCTTTACAATGTCAATCTTCAATTCTCCTAATCTAAGCCGGACTTCAAGCTTGTATTCAGGGTCATCGAATAACTCGGGAGCCTTGACATAAAGCCATTTCTCCCAACGCTCATCGTGATTGCCTTCCTTAAAAACTATCTTTGCATTAGGAAACTTGTCACGGAGCATCTTGAGAAACTTCCGGACTGCCTCAAATTCTTCAAATACTGACCTCTGCCTCCAATCTCTTTCATGCCGACTGATTCCTGCAAAGTCCAATAAATCACCATTAATCAGAATACAAGTAACTTGCTCCTTTAAGCCGTATTTTATGGCTGCAGTAATCGCTTTATTGTCTTGATAGGGGAAATGTAGGTCAGAGATTATAAGTGTCTTAGATTGGCTTATAATGTACGGCTCAAAAGTCTCAGCATAAGATTCAGGAAGCTTGAAAGGATTGCTGTCATAAGTAACGGCTTGAGCAAATTCCTTTGCGTTCTTCCTATTCTTTACCCCCTGCTTACCCGTGTAATATCGCATGAGTGTTCTCACCGATTCCACATCCATGAATATCTTTGGATTGGCTTTGTATATTTTCTTTGATAGGGTCAGAATCGGGGTCTTTGGAAACCTCGTCAATTCCTTTTTAATAATGTCGGCTTTTACACTCATTTTTGTTGGATTAGGTTGGTCGCTGCTCCAAGGACAAATCCCGTCCAAAAGATTAGCTTTCTATTTTTAACTTTCTTATTGAGTTTTGTGATGGTAATGCTATCCGACTTAATGACCAAGTCTTGAATCTTTATAACTGAATCTTGCATCCCTATTAAGACCTTCTGCTCAGAGATCAATGATGAATCTGCAGTCACTAACGTATCGCATAAGACAAGCAGTTGCTCGCATGGAATTAGTGAATCATGCCTAACTTCTCTCCATCTGTTCACTATCTTGATTTGCTGCGTATTCGTGAACACAACCACTTTCTGAACAGAATCGATAGAAAGCTTTAGAGCTTTAATGGCTTGTTTCTGCGGTGACACCTCAATAGGCTTATTTCCACATTCCCGCAAACAAAGAAGGATTGATAAAGCCGTGATGACTGATAAAAGGAATATGTTTATGCGGAAATTCACTCCGTTGGATTCTGTTTTTTATCCACCACGTTAATACCAAATAAGGTCGCAATGAAAGCGTAATCGATTGTCAGCACTATTTCCAACATATCAAAGTTGCCTTCAGCAATCCACTTAACGTGAGCAGCCACAACACAACCAATTACAATAAATGCGCTCAGTTTCTTTCCGCTAAATCCATGAGACTTATTGTCCAGGGAACCGATAATTTTATTTAATATATCCTTCATACTTTATTCGCTACGTCTGCCCATCCGGCAATATCAATGAGATTGTCTTCCTTGTGCTTGAAGGATTGGCGGGCCAACTTGATGATAATTCCAATCATAGCCATGTCTTGTCTGGTGAACTCAGAAGCTGGCTTGTGTTGGAAATAGGCATGGAAGATTCTTAATTGAATTTCCATGTTGTCAGCAGGTGAGCCGTATTCAGATTCCCTACTACTTCTCACTTCTGCTACTTTCATTTTATGACTAGTGTTTGATTTCTATTGTCCTTGTGTCGGAAACTAATATGGACCCATGTGAAGTCGTATTCATTTATTAGCTGGTCAAACACAAGATTTGCCTTTGCCCAATAAAATAGATTCTTATTTTCTTCTTTGCTTCCGGCTGAGATATCAATCGCCTCACCCTTGCAATGCTGGCTTGTTGTTGACCCTCCAACGGCTTTATTGAGTTCCGGTGATCTGTAGAAAGAGTTTATCCTAATCGGCTTGCCGTACCATTTTCTGAGCGGCTCAAAGCATTCCTCTGCAAGTACTTTCATCCGGTAGAGGGTAGCTTCATCCGGTTCGTTCCGTATTTTTAAGCGTGTAGCGGTAGGGCTATTAGTCGCTTCCTCGTATGTGATGTGTTCAGATATCATGCAGCCTTTGCCCCTGTTTTAATGCGGCCTAATAACAATAGGTCGGTGTTATTCTTGACTAACAATAGCGTGTCGCTAAGTATCTTTAGTTGCAGCTTTAGTTCTTTGTTCTCTGTTTCAAGCTTGTTTACTTTCTCATCGAGAGCATTTAGCTTAAAGTACATTTTAATAATTGCCCATGCTGCAAGGCCACTTTGACCGACTACGAAGATTACAAGGCTCCAGGGAATGTTATTCAAGTTCATTTTAATCTAATTTTTTATAAATTATATTTATAATTTCTTAACTGATTTAACCCTTGTATCTCTGCGAAGGGGATAAGAATTT